AGCCTCGGCAATCTCGACGATGCGTCCCGCCCACCACTCCGTGCGAAGCTCCTTCGCTTCCTTGTACCGCTCATAACGCTGGGGGTCACGCTTGATCCACCTCCAGAAGGCGTCGTACTCGATGTCACGCAGATCGTCTCTGACGATGGCGTTGAGTGAACGACCCTTGGTCATTTCCGTCAACACACGCTCAAACATGGCCGCGAACGAGGCATCGAGGAGCGCACGAGTGGCTCGACGATGTTCTGCCGGGTCGGGTGCTACTGCGACAGTGTGACTCGGCGTCAGCCAGTCGGGAACGGACGGCTGAGCGAGGGCCTGGGTTTGCTGCTCCATGCCGGGATGGTATCACGATGGTTGGTCGAGTTGGCAACCTTGGTTGATGTGTCGCAGTGTCACTGGCGGGGATGGGGGCAATGTTTCAATGGGTTACTGGTTGAATGGAGAATTTAAAAAATTGTGCGCGGGTCCTACGTTTTTGGTCACTGCCTCGCCGCCAATCGTTGGGGTACCCCCAGCGCCCTTGATCCACCGGGCCAACCACCAGGCCGCAGCTCGTCGCAACCAGGGCGCAATGGATCAAGGGTTAGCCCATTGGCGTATGGATCAGGCGCAGCATTGGCGCATTGGCGCAGCATTGGCGCATTGGCGTAGGGATCAGGCGCAGCATTGATCCATTGGAGCGGGTTTAGTGTGCCAATGGGGTCTATCGAATTGATCTAGTGCAACCTGTGACACTGAGACTTTGCGACCGGGGGGTCAATATCGAATTGACTCATTGCTCTTAATTCCCCTCATCCCCCCACCCCGATCCCAGTCACAGTGTCACAGGCAGCACAGCCATCGCATTGGCACAATGCCCCTATGCTTCACTGGGACAATGCATCATGTTACATTACGTCATCGGGTCAACAGGTGACCCGGCAACCAGGAGATCAAGACATGACCAAGCAAGAAACCAAAGCCCTCGAACGTGCTCGCGCTGGCGGTCGCGGCTACCTCCTGCGCATGATGGCCATTGTTCATCGTTCAGGCTCGACCCGCACCCAGCGCGAGATCGAGCAAGCAATCAACGATGCTGATGCGATGGACGAGTTCACCCGCGTGAACGGCGCCCTTGTCCACAACAGCGAGATCTGACGTCAACCCGCCGGGGCGCAAGCCCCGGCACCACCAGGGAACCTTACAACCCTTACAGCCATGCGACGCATCACCATCACCAAATCCAAAGCCGGTCACTATTGGCTCACCGTGCGCAACCCTGACGGTAGCTTACTGGTGCGCCAGATGTGCGACACCCTCACCATCGCTCGTCGTGCTGCAGCGCCTTACCGCATGCCCAGCGAAGCCGACTATCTCGCAGCTATTGGTCCTTGTGGCCGCTAACCAGGGAACCTTACAACCATGCGCCCCCGTCCCATTGACTACCTGTTCGCTATCGCTTTCGGGCTTGCGCTCGCATGCCTGATAACTGCCGGTATCTAACAACACAACACCCCATCATCGAAGGAAACCAGATCATGAAGACCCCCAACAGCATCATCGTCTACGATGGTCCCTCAGTCATCGATGGCAAGCCTATCGTGGTGATCCTCACGGGCTTAGCCGACTCGAGCGAAAACAGTAAGACCGGTAACCTCGTTCAATCGTTCATCATTCGTAGTGACGTCGCGCCTACGGATGCCCTGAAGACAGGGGACGATGCGTCAGTGTGCGGAATGTGTCCGCATCGCCCCTTGATTGCTCGCATGCTCGAGCGCGCCGGGCTTCCCTCGGCGCCGTGCTATGTCCGTGTCGGGAAGTCTGTTCTGTCAGTGTTTGGCGCGTATCGTCGCGGGTCATACGCGCGCGCCACTAGCATTGACCAAGTAGCTGCAGCGCTGCGTGGTCGGAAGCTTAGGCTCGGCACTTACGGTGACCCTGCAGCGGCGCCCGTGGAGCTGTGGCAGCTACTGGTGTCCCTGAGTGCCGGGCACGTAGGCTATACCCACCAGTGGCAGGCCCACGGGTTCGACCATGCCGCATGGTCACCGCTCGTCATGGCGTCTGCCGATACCGCAGACGAAGCCCGTCAAGCTACCGCCATGGGCATGCGTTACTTCCGGGTGAGCATCGGGGTTGACAAGGCCCCCCTTGAGGTTACGTGCCCTGCCAGCGTCGAGGGCGGCCGCAAGGCCCAGTGTTCCGATTGCATGCTGTGTGCCGGGACGTCAAAGCATGCCCGCTCCATCGTTATCGCTGACCATGCCGCTGGGCATGAGAAGCGGGTGATATCCATCCGTTCCATCTGAAAGGTACACCATGAAAACCATGACAGCACGTTTCCCGGGCCGGTGCTCGCGCACTGGCGCGCCAATCCGCCCCGGTGACACCATCGTTTACGCCGGGAAGGGCAGGGCTTACCTCTCCGACCTCCTGCCCGCTGTTGACCCGGGCCTTGCCCTAGCTCGGTCAATTGACCCCGAGCTGGCGGATGCCGACCCGGACGCTGCAGCGCACGCGGGCCGGTATCTGCGCCAGAGTCTGGAGCGTGGCGTGTCGGATATCTGGACGTCCGGCGGACGGGAATATTTTCGGAATCGTCGCGGGCTTTGCGAGGATGCCCCGTGCTGCGGATGCTGTAACGCATAAAGGTCACACCATGAAACGACACTACGCGCAAACCAAAGCACAAAGGCAAGCCGAATGGCTCGCAGCATTCAATGATTTAGTGGTGACACGCAAGCCCGCGTTATCGGGAAGGATCGAATGGCCTGCAGCGCTGCACTATTTTTATGCGGGGTTGACCCCGCACGATGCTGCAGAGTCTTACTGTATCGCTCGCAACATTGAAGAGGATTGACCATGAGCCAATCCAACCCAATGCACCACGCCACGCCACCACGCCCTCACCCGTGGCCGTTCCCCGTCACGTTACCGGCCCCCGGCCACGCCCCGGACCCTAAGCCCGTGCGCGCGCCAGTGGCCCCACGTCAACCCCTGCCGGACACCCCGGCGCCCTTCTGAAAGGATCGCATCATGTACGGACCCGCAATGCCCTGTCTCGACCCTGACCGGCCCCTGAGCCCGGAAGAACTGGACGACGAACGCTGGGAAGCCCGCCGTGCCCGCGTGCTCACCCGTGCTCACATTGAGCGCCTCGAAACCGCGCTACGCTGGGCGCTGGAGCAAATCGACGATGACCTAGACCTAGACCACCAAGCTGCACTAGCTGACGCTTGGGAACTGTTGGAGGACTGACCTATGACGCACCACGACCACGCCACAGTAGCTGAATTGATCGCGTATCTCTCGCGCATGGACCCGGACACGCCCGTGGTGCTGCGGGAAGACGATGCGCCCGCAGACGGCCCCTGCGTCACGCTGGAGGATGTTCTGTACGAACTGACCCCGGTATCGGACGATGCCCGTTCGAACGGACCATGGAGATAACCCTATGGAACTGCAAACCATCAGCGCCGTTGTCGGCCAGCATGCCGACACGATAGAACTGTCATTCGATCCGGTGCATGCCGGGTGCATGGTCTGGTATCGATATCCCGATGTCAGCGAAGACTGGCACTCCTCCACATTTCAATCGGTTGACCTTCGCCACCTGTCCGATCAAGCGGCATGCGAGCGCGTTAATCAATGGGTGGGCTGACACATGATCATCGCCCTTCTCGCCGCCCTTGCCGCCGCCATCATCGCCGCTATTCTTCTCGGAGATTAAATCCAATGGAAACACAATCGACCGCACCCAAAGCCCCTAAGCCCGTCGGCCGCCCACGGGTCAATGCCAAGCGAGACACGGCCACCGCCGCCCGTCTCCTCGCCACGCAGACCCGGCTGGGCCTGACTGACGCCAGCATGGCCCGGTATCTCGGTGTGCCCGTCTCCACTTGGCGCAACTGGGCCTGTGGGCACCGGGAGCCGGGAGCCGTGACGGCTCGACTGCTCGACGTGCTGGACGCCGTGGAGTGTCTGGCGCCCGATATGCACAAGCACCTGCTGCCATGAGAGTGCTCATCGCTTGTGAGTACAGCGGCACCGTGCGGGATGCGTTTCTGGCACGGGGTCATGACGCCATGTCATGCGACCTCTTGCCCACGGACGCACCGGGCCCGCACTGGTGCGGGGACGTGCGCGAGGTGCTGGGCATGGGCTGGGATTTGATGATCGCCCACCCGCCCTGCACTCACCTAGCCGTGAGCGGGGCGCGATGGTTCGACAAGAAACGCGATGAACAGGCCGCCGCCCTAGACTTTGTGCGCCTGCTCATGGATGCGCCCATCGAGCGGATCGCAATCGAGAATCCCGTCTCGATCATCTCCAGCAGCATCCGCAAGCCCGACCAGATCATCCAGCCGTGGTATTTCGGGCATGAGGCCACGAAGACTACATGCTTGTGGCTGAAAAACCTACCCCCCCTTCAGCCGACCAACATCGTCGGCAAGGGGGCGCGGCACGTCACCAAGAGCGGGCGCAGCCTGCCCGAGTGGTACAACCTGCCGCCATCAGCGGACAGGTGGAAAATCCGCAGCGCCACGTTCCCGGGGATCGCTGCGGCAATGGCGGACCAATGGGGCACTCACGCCGCCTGCTGATCCATCTCCTCGTCCATCCACTCCTCGAAGTGCGGCACCGTGCGCCGCTCAAGGCCCGCGATGGTGCGCCGCTCATCCTCGGCGCGCTGGCGGGCCTTGATGATCTCAGTGCGCTGCTTGTCGAACGCGCCCACCAGCGCCGGGTTGATCGCCCAGTCGGCCTGATGCAGGTGCTCTCTCGACCCATCATCGAGCCGCACAACCCAGCCGGCCTCCTCTAGGGTCTGCATGGCACCGATGACCATGCGGTCCTGTAGGATGGTGCTCTGGACCTTCTCCATGCGCCGCCGTGCGCCTCGCTTGACCTCGGAGAGGGTCACCGTGGTCTTGCCCGCGCAGTGGTACAGCAGCCAGCCCTGCACCCAAATATCGAACGAGTCCCCGGTGAACTCGGCGAGCGTGTACCGCAGCGCCGGGATCACGTACCCGCGCACCATGCTGATGGCCCGCTCAAGGGTCGAACGGCTGACCACGCTACTGAAGGGGCACTCGATCACATGGAACAGCAGCGCGAGCCTCGCAGCCGTGCCCTCCAGCTTCCCGTAGGCAGTCAGGAACGCGGGGTCGGACTCCAACACCACCTCGTCCCTTTTCGACTGCTCGAACCACAGTTGGAACTCGCGGAACAGGGTGTAGGCATCCGGGGCCAGCGTGTAGGTCTGCGCCGGCAGCGAGTACACCAGGCGCACAAGCTGGTCCCACCCAGCCGAGTGCGCCGGCGGGCCAGGCTCGCCGCGCCGGGTCTTGCGCGTGTCCAGGATGCCGGGGATGAACCGCTGCAGCAGGCCGTCGGTGGCCAGCGCCTCGACCGTGGCCCGGTAGACCAGCGGCTGGATGTTGCCGTAGACGCTCACCGCGAAGCACTCGGCGAGGATCGCACCACCGCCCACCCGGTCATACTCGTACCGTCTCGCCTCGTAGGCCTGCACCCAGGTTGAGCGATCCTCGCCGCTCTGGCGGTCGCTCATCTTCTTGGTCCAGGCTGCCATCTCGTCCAGGTAGCACAGCAGGCCACGCGGCCGCTCTGCCGCGTACCTCACCAGCTTCTGGCTGGTGATATCACTCACCTTCAGGCGCAGCGGCTGGGGCTGCGGTGGGAGGTCCGACACCGTGGGCAGCGCCGTGTTCCCCGTCACATCGAGCGAGGATGCGGCATCGAGGAACTCCTTCTTCGACACCGCATGCCGGGCCTCCAGCGCCTCCCAGTCCAGCATGCGCTTCTTGAACGCCGGGTAATCCTCGGCCTCGATCTGGTGCAGCACCTCGACCATCGGACTCGCGCCCGGGGTCTTCTTGTCGGCGGGTGACCCGATGGTCATCAGCCAGATGATGGGCGGCACCTCGTAGCCCTCCATCAGGCGCAGCCGGGAGCGGGCATCGATGGCGCCGGCCACCGCCGCCAGGCCACTGAACAGCGGCACGATGGGGTCGCACCCGATGTGCCCGCTGACCTCGGTGGCCCGGTCGGCCAGGGCCTGCGGCCACCACTCCACGCGCATCACGGGCGCGGGCACCCGGCTGGACTCGATCAGCACCTGCGGCTGCGTCAGCGCCTCTGCGGGCTTGAACAGGGCCGAGGCGTCCACCGGAGGCTTCACCCAGCCCGACTGTCGCGCCAGGTGGAAAAGACTGCCGAGCTTGACCGCCGTAGCCTTGTCGGACTTGAACGAGCGCCACTGCGCAGAGATGGCACGGTCACCCGGGTACTTCTCGGCGCTCTTGGCGCTCCACTGCTGCCAGGTGGTGAACGCGCCATCGAGGTCATTGGTCTGCGTGCCTGCCCAGTGCAGCGCCATCCCGCAGGTAATCCACTCGTCGCGGCTGACATCGGGACTGATCGAGTCCAGTGCGCTGCGGATCTCGGACCAGTTCACCTCCACCGTGTCAGTGGGCTGCGATGGCGCGGGCGCTGGCTCGTTCAGCAGCGTCTGCCACAAGTCGAGTAGTGCAGGCGGGATGAGCGGCATGCGCATCCAGTGCCCGCGCCCTGCCCAGCGGTAGGGCTGCTGCGTGTCGGGGTGGATGCTCGGCGGCAGCACGTCCTGCATCGTCAGACCCTCGGCCGTGGCGCAGCGGAAGTCGAGGTAGTTGGACACCTTGCCGTCCACGTCCACCATGAGTTTCTTGCTCGGCAGCGCCAGGCCGAAGGGCATGGCGTACAGCAGCTTCCCGTGGCCCTGCCGTCCACTGTCCACGATCACCGCGTCAGGTGCATCGTAGAGCGCCTGCAGATCGACACCCATGAACGAGAGCATCGTGGCGGCAGTGAACCAGTCGTCAATGTCCAGGGCCATCGTGCCGCTGTAGGCATGGGCCAGGCCGATGCCGTGCGCGGGGGGCAGATCGGCCTGAGAGCGCAGGGCCGACTCGCGCCGGTTCCACCCCACGGTGCGCGGCCCCTTGGTGCCCGGTGGGATGGGCACAAGCGACCACCCGTGTCTGATGTAGGCGTCAACAGACGCGGGATGTTGTTGCACGATGCTCGATGATGTCATACCATACGGGCGCCGGTTAACCGGCGTCTCCTCCTTTGTCGATGTTGCACACCCCGCCGAGTTCACGCTTGGCGGGGTTCTTTTTTGGTCATGCGGTCCTCGCTTTCAGCATGGCGTCGGCCAAGATGTACGCTTGCTCCGCAATACTGCCGACTTTCTCTGGGTTGGGGTCGCTGTCTGCGGCAACGATCCCCTGCATGGCTTTGGCCGCGAAGTAATCGCGCAGGGTTATGCCGAAATAGGTATGCAGTTCTCTATCTGACATGACTTCGTAAGAGTACGGGAACACCGGCCCACCCGTCTTGCCCACCGCCATCAGCAGCGTCCCGTCTTGATCTCTCAGTTCCATCTCACACTCCTTTTTGCTTCCGGTACTCCTTCACCGCGCTGCGCAGACCGGCCTGCGTAGTCGCCTTCTCGTCCAGTGCCAGAGCCTGCGCCTGGTCTAGGGTGTTCTGGCACAGGATGCGGTGGCACACCACCGGAGCACCCTGACCCTGCCGCCGCACCCGGGCGTTGAACTGGTCGTACAGGTCAAGGCTCCAGTTCAGGCCGAACCACACCAGCGTGCGACCCTTGTGCTGCAGCCCGTCGATGCCGTGACCCATGCTCGCCGGGTGGCCGATCATCAGCGGGCAGTCGCCGCTCTTCCACCGCTCCATCGCGTTGTTCAACTCACGCTCGGTCTTGCACTCGGTCAGGTTGATCGGCCGCAGCGCCTTGAATCGCTCCATGATCCGCTCTGCGTCTGAGCGGTAAGCGTAGGCGCACAGCACAGGCGAGCCCTGAGCCTCGTCCAGTATCTCGTCAAGGGCTTCAAGTTTCAACTCATGCACCGGCTCCCACAGCGGCATGCCGGCGATAGGGTACACCGCGCCGTTGCTGAACTGCAGGCACTTGTTGGTCAGCGCGGCCGAGTTGAAAACTTCGATCTCCTTGCCGTTGTCGAGAACGGTGAAGAACTCGCGCTCCATCTGCTCGTACTTGGCCCGCAACTCGGGCGGCATCTCCACCTCGATGTTGTTGACGATGAGGTCGGGCAGCGGGTTGTAGTCCTCGGCGCTCATCTCCAGCGTGATGTCGCCAATGAGGGTCTTGATGACCGTCTCGGTGTCGTCGTAGGGCACCTCCTTGTAGGGACCGGCCTTCTTGTAGAACCGGGTCTTGAACGCGGTCTTGCTGGTGCCCAGGCGCTGCCCCTTGTCCACCACCAGGTACTGCCCGTGCAGATCCTTGTAGCCGTTGGAGGCCGGGGTGCCGGTCAGGCCGGTGGTCCAGTCGAACTTGTCCAGGATGCGCTCTC